AGTTTCTGTTTAGATGCGATTGAGGCAGGTTATGAGATCTGGTGCGATCCTCGGATTCGTGTCGGCCACGAAAAATCTCGTATTATCTAATGACTGATAAAGCTATCAAAGAATGGATAGATCACCATTTAGATAAAAAAGAAACAAATGATCTATGGGACTTGCAAGCAGCAGTCCTTACAGAACTATCGAAGCGTGACTCGGTTCAATATCGTGTTCGTGCCTCGGATAGTTCCGTCAAAGCGAAACTCGATACAGTACTCAATAATGGATACGTATCAGAGTGGGATGAAAGTACACACGATTCGGAGGGATGTTAAATGGCTAAGATGTATACCAGTGGAGGAAAGGAAGAGATCCTAACAAGACCAAAGAAAACAAGACAAGGGAACGGAAAACACACTAAATACGCAGCGTCCTCTCGTAACGCAGCAAAAAAGAGAACCAGAGGCCAAGGTAGTTAAAGGAGTAAACTATGCCAGCATTGATTTGTAACCTACCTTCATATGAGGTATGGGTAAGAAAAGAGTACTTAACGGATCATAAAAGCGGTCATGGTGAATTTGTCAAAGGCGTTTGGGTATCGGCAAAATCGATACCTGGACGTGCTTTTTATTTTGAGACATATTTACCAGAATACGCAGCAATGTTTGATAAGTTACCAATATCAGCATTTCTAAGTGAACCAGAGATACCAGATCCAGACATGGAGTTACATAACCTCCAGTTTTGGAATTGTATGGACTATGGTGTTGTAGCCGTTCAGAAACAATTTGTAGGTTCTATGCACTATGAACTCTATACAAGAGATTATGGTACACAGACAGGTACATATATTTGTACATTAGACAACTATCATCAAGATGTAGATGCCGTTGATTACTCTACAAGTGAACAACCAGCAGAACATAAGTCTCATAACCTTATAGAACTTGATAATGGTCAATTTGCACTCTATCCTAATAATAGAATGCGTATACATGATAATAGTTTAACACCTGAGACACCAAAAATACCTGACTTTAAGGTATCTACCGTCTATTATCAGGTTGAAAATGGCCATGACCGTGATGGTTTAGGTAATGATGAGAATTATTTTTGGAAAACAGCAAAAGAAACTAAGAATAAAGAGGAAAAATCGGAATATACCGAAGAACAACAGAAAGAAGATAGAAAATATATGACCGAATGGGAAATAAGAGACGAAAATTAGTACCAGAATAACAATGATAAATAAAATATAATATAATAATCGTATATTAATGCCATTAGAGAGGGTAAGTAAAGGTTTTAAGGACATAAGTATGTCATTTCAGACTAATCCCCTGAATTCAGACCTTATTGCCCTCAAAAATGAGACTGCAATTAGTAGATCTTTGCGAAATATTGTATTCACTATGCCTGGTGAACAATTTTTTGATGAAAACTTTGGTTCAAAAGTATCACAAACTTTATTTGAAAATGTTGATAAGATAACTGCAGACATTATTAAAGACGAAATTAAATTGTCTGTTAATAATTACGAACCAAGAGTTAAATTATTAAATGTTATATGCACTCCTGATCTAGATGGTAACAATTTTGATGTTACTATTGAATATCGAATTATAGGAGCTGATGTTCCACCACAATCATTACAATTTGTTTTGCAACCAACTAGGTAAACATGCCATTAGTTAATTTTTCAAACCTTGATTTTGATCAAGTCAAGACAACTCTTAAGAATTATTTAAAATCGAACTCTAATTTTACTGATTATGACTTTGAGGGATCGAACTTATCGACAATTCTTAACGTTTTAGCATATAATACCTATCTAACTTCATACAATGCCAACATGGTAGCGAATGAAGTGTTCATTGATAGTGCAACATTAAGAGAAAACGTTGTTGCATTAGCAAGAAATATTGGATATTTACCAAGATCACGTAAAGCTGCTTCTGCTTTCATTACTTTTTTCATAGATACAACAAATATAACCCCTAGACCATCAACTATTACATTAAAAGCAGGGCCAATATGCTCAAGTTCAGGTAATTTTGGTAATACTTCCTATGTTTTTTCAATTACGGAAGATATAACTGTTCCTGTAATCGATGATACTGCATCATTTAATAATATTCAAGTAAATGAAGGATCATTATTGACTTCTAACTTTACTTATAGCTCAAGAAACCCAAATCAGAAGTTTATTTTACCAAATATAGGTATTGATACTGATTTAATTCGTATTTCTGTTAAAACTGATAATTCTCAGTTCGCTCCATCGACAAAATATACCAGACAGGACAGTCTTTTTGAGATTGATAAGAATTCTAACGTATTTTATCTTCAAGAATCTGATGATGAGCAATATGAAATCTTTTTTGGAGATGATATTTTTGGAAAATCACTTGAAGATGGTAATTTTATCTCTGCAAACTATATTGTATCAAATGGAGATGCTGCAAATGGTGTAAATGCCTTCCAATTTGCTGGTAGATTGGTATATACGCAAGGATCAACCGAATATGCTGTTACATCAGGTATATCGTTGTTAACGACTGCTGGAGCGTCTTCTGGAGGGGACTCAATAGAGTCTGTAGACTCGGTTAAGAAGTATGCTCCACGCATTTATGCCTCTCAAAATAGAGCTTTGACTGCAAATGATTATGAATCTTTGATTCCAACCAAAATTTATCCTGATACTGAGTCAATTTCAGTTTTTGGAGGTGAAGAATTGGTTCCTCCACAGTATGGAAAAGTCTTTATCAGCATAAAACCAAGATCTGGTGATTTTTTACCAAATTTGATCAAACAAAACATCAAAAATAAACTTAAAAAGTATGCTGTTGCAGGAATTGTTCCTGAAATACTTGATTTGAAGTATCTTTATATCGAAATTAACTCAAGTGTATATTATAATACAAATTTAGCACCATCCGCAAGTTCAATTGGTACAATTGTATCAGATAATACAATAAAATATGCAAATTCTAGTGATTTAAACAAATACGGTGCTAGATTTAAGTATAGTAAGTTCCTTAACATAATTGATAACAGTAGTGATGCTGTTACTTCTAACATTACAACCGTTTCTATGAGACGTGATTTAAGAATTGCTATAAATTCCTTTGCAGAGTATGCAATTGGATTTGGTAATGCATTCCATGTTAAAAGAGCTTCTGGATATAACATAAAATCATCTTCATTCAAAGTTAATGGAATTGATCAAGTTGTATATCTTAGTGACTTGCCAAATAGTAATTTAAAAACTGGTAGTTTATTCTTCTTTACCCTACCTTCGCTAAATTCACAAACACCTAGCATTGTAAGGAGAAATGTTGGTACTATTGATTATGAAACTGGTATTGTGATATTAAATCCTGTAAATATATCTGATGGTAAAGAAAAAGATGGTCAAAAGATAATTGAGATATCTGCAACACCTCTTTCTAATGATGTTATCGGATTACAAGATCTTTATCTACAGTTAGACATATCTAATAGTAGTTTTGATATGATTATAGATGAAATTTCTTCTGGTTTAGATCCATCAGCATCTAATTACATTGTTACATCAAGTTATGCTAGAGGAAATCTTGTTCGTTCAGGAGGCCCTCTTGCTGGTAATATAGATAGTGGTACAACAGGTAGTGCTGCTGTATCTAGAGTCGCTACTCCTACAACAACGTCATCATCACCCACATCAACAACTTCATCAGGAACTCCATCTTCAGGTGGCAGTAGCGGTGGAAGTGGTGGAAGTGGTGGCGGTTACGGTGGATACTAATCAATAAAGTAAATATCAAATGTCAGAGAAAAGAGTAAATCTCACCGATATAGTAGAAGGTCAATTTCCCGACTATGTTAGATCGGAGTACCCTTTAGTTACTGAATTTACAAAACAATATTACGAATCTCAAGAAAATCAAGGAGCTCCTGTTGATTTACTTACAAATATTGATCAGTATGTAAAATTAAACGAAAATACAAATACAACCTATTCTGTTGTTCTTGGTGCTGATATTGAAGCATATGGTGATGTCATTACTATTGATATGCGTCAATCTCCAGAGGGAACTATCGGATTTCCTGATACTTATGGTCTTTTAAGAATTGATGATGAAATTATTACGTATACAAGTAAAACAGATACTACTTTTAATGGTTGTGTAAGAGGATTTTGTGGAATAACATCATATACGGATGGAACATCTCCTGATACTTTAGTTTTTAATCAAACAGAGGCTATTGAGCATTTAGGAAGTGTTTATGCTGATGATAATTCGTTAACATCTATTGGATCAACAGTTCAAAACTTAAGTTCATTATTTTTACGTCAATTTCTAAAGAAAACAAAACATCAACTACTACCAGGTTTAGAAGATAGGAAATTAGTAGATGGATTAAATGAAAATATATTTATTAAGCAATCAAAAGATTTTTACTCATCAAAAGGCACAGATCAATCTTTTGAAGTGCTTTTCAGAGGTATGTATGATGAAGATGTAAAAATTGTAAAACCTCAAGAATTTTTACTTACTCCATCTAATGCACAATATCAAGTTGTTAAAGATTTGGTTGTTGAACCCATTGAAGGAGAGGGAGATCCTACAGAACTTATAAATTCAACATTATTTCAACAAACAATCACTGGAGAGCAACAAGGATATTCACCTATAGCTTCAGTTGAAGAAGTTTTATCGGGTGCAGGGCAAACATATTATAAATTAAGTCTTGATGCAGGATATAATAAGGATATTCGAGTTGATGGTTCAATTTATGGTTCATTTACTGTTCAACCTAAAACAAAATCAATCGGTGATGTTAGTATTGGTGCGACATACATCACTGTTGACTCTACAATAGGTTTTCCTGAATCAGGCAACCTTTATGTTTCATATGGATCAACAACTGGTATAGTTTCTTATACGGAAAAGTCTGATAATCAGTTTTATGGTGTAACTGGTGTAGTTGGTGTTATAACTGATACTTATACTGTTGGAATATCCACTTATGCCTTTGGTACTTCTTCAGTTGATCCAACACAAACAATTAAAGTAAGAATAAATTCAGTATTATCTGATTTTGATTATGAAAATACATCTTTTGATTATTCTGTTGGTGATATTGCAAAAATAAAAACTTTAGGTGTATTTGATACTTCTGATAAAGTTGAAAATTGGTTTTACAATTCTTCTCCAGTTTATAATGTAAGTAAGTTAACCTTAATTGACTCTGCTCAACCTAGAACCTATCAAGTTGATTTTGATATAGAACATTATTTTGATATTGGAGATAGTGCATCTATTATTGGTTCTGATAATGTCCCATTAATTTCATCTGTAACCAAAATTAAGAATGCAAAATCTATTATTATTCGTAGAGAAGGAACTCTTGATACAGATACCAGATATACTATAAAGAAAAATATTTTATATGTAAATGCAAATAATTTCCCAAATGCCAATAAGTATACATCTAATGTACAGAATATTTACAAGAAAGGAACAGATTTAATAGTCTCATCTCCTTCTATTCCATCTTATGTTTCTCAAGCACTTGAAGTTACTGATAGATCAGTAATATTCTCTGGTACTTTTAGTGGAGATACTTTTGAAATAACACCTAATGGTGATCATGGATTCTATACTGGTGATGCAGTTTACTATACACCAGAAAAAGTAGAAACAAATTCTTATAATGTTATTACTGGGCAAACAGATACTTCAACTACTATAAATTTATTTTTATCAAAAGAGGGTCTTTACTTTATAAAAAGAATAGATTCCAATAATGTAAAGTTTGCAAATAGTAAATCTGATATTCATAATAATATTTTTATTAATTTTACTGATTCAGTAACTGTTAATAATCAAAGGATAGAACCTTATAATTTTAAAGGTAAAACCTTAGAATCACAAAAACTTTACAGAAAAATATCAGAACCAACTAATGATGGTATAAAAACAAAAACAGAATCTGGGTCTACAGGAATATTGATAAATGGTGTAGAAATTTTAAATTATAAATCAAATGATTTTTGTTATTATGGTGCATTAGAAGATATAAAAGTTGTTACTTCAGGAAATCAATATGATGTATTAAATCCACCTGATTTGTTAATTAATGATGCTGTAGGAACAGGAGCAACTGGTAAAGTATCATTATCAGGATCTCTTAGAGAAATTAAAATACTTGATCCTGGATTTGATTATGTTGATCAACCAATTGTAACTATTACTGGTGGTAATGGATCTGGTGCTGAAGCATCTGTAAGTTTAAAGGCTATTAATCATTCTCCAACATTTAATTCTGAAAATGCTACGGATGTTGGAATTGGAACTACTATTTCTACAATTCATTTTCCAACTCCTCATAAATTTAGAAATATTGAAAAAGTAATTTATAATCCAAAGGCACAAAGAGCGATTTCTGGATTATCAACTAATTCTGTTTATTTTACTTCTATTGTTGATGATCAAACGGTCAAACTTCATAATAACGAAGCAGATGCTCTTGCTGGAATTGGAACAGTAACATTATTGGATTTTGGTGTAGGTACTCAAAGTTTAGTATCATTTAATCCCAAAAATATTATTGAATCTGTTAATGTAACTAGTTTTGGTCAAAATTATCAAAATAAAGAAAAAGTAGCTTCACCAACAGGTATAAGCACATTTTTAAATTCTATTAATATTAGTAATCATGATTATGATTCTGGAGAAATTGTAAAATATGTTTCTATGGGTTCTTCTATTGGTGGATTGTCCAATGGTAGTGAATATTATGTAACTAAAGTTGATAATGATAACTTTAAATTATCTGAGATTAGTGTTGGAGAAGATAATAAAGATTTCTTCTATAATACTAAGCAATACGTTGATATAACTTCAGTTGGTGTCGGAACACATAAATTCAATTACCAAGACATTGTAGTGTCTATAGAGGGTAAATTAGGAGTATCGTCAGACACATATAAAGCCAAAGTAGAACCAATATTTAGAGGTGCTATTACGTCAGTACAGTTAACTTCTAATGGATCAGAGTATGGATCTTCAGAAGTTCTTAACTTTAATAGACAACCACTAATTACACTTTCAAAAGGAAGTGGAGCACAATTAAAACCAATTATAAGTCAAGGTAAATTGGTAGAAGTTGTTATTTTGGCAAATGGTAGTGGATATAACTCAATACCAAATGTAAACGTTAGTGGTGTTGGTATAGGTGCTGTTATAACTCCTGTTTTAACAAATGGAGAAATAACTTCAATTAAAGTTATTGAGCCTGGAACTGGATATTCTGAAGCAACTACTACCATTTCAGTAACACCTTCTGGATCTGGTGCTATTTTTGAGTCAAAATTACAAAGTTGGAGAGTTAATCTTTTTCATAAAAATGGTGGATCTGAAGGATTAGCAAATATACCTCTAGATGATGGTTATATCACTCAAGGATTAAATACTAAATTTGGATTACAATATGCTCATGTTTACACGCCAAGAAAATTAAGAGAGAGTGTATTTGCAGTTGATCAAGTAGGAAGAAAATTATATGGTGAAACTGACTTAAAAAAAGAAAATGGCCAAGAAATTAAGTCCGTTAGTCATTCTCCTATAATTGGATGGGCTTATGATGGCAATCCAATATATGGACCATATGGATATAACAAAATACAAGGTGGTGTTGTAGATCAAATGAAGTCGGGATATTCGATTTCATTAAAAGAAAATAGACCATCAACAGATATATTCCCTAACGGATTCTTCATTGAGGATTTTACTTACACTAAAGTAAATGATGAAACAGTGTTGGATGAAAATAATGGTAGATTCTGCATTACTCCAGAATATCCAAATGGTACTTATGCATATTTTACTACAATTGATCCAAATGTAGTTGATTCTGCAGGAGCTTTTGCTGGATATAGAAGACCTATCTTCCCATATATTATTGGAGATAAATTTAATTCTATTATTGATACATTTAATAATGATGTAAATTCAAATCAAAATACTTTTGATTTAGTAGAAAACAAATATTATAGAAATACTGCACCATATAATCTTATAGAAAAAGATCTTAACTATGAATATATTAATATTCCCAATAATCTAAGTCAATCTGTTGAAATTAAATCAACATCACCAGGTAGTATTCAAAGTATTGGTATTGAAACTGGTGGTAATTTATATCAAACTGTTGATGAGATAGAATTGGATGAAGGCCAAACTAGTGGATATGGTGGTGATATTAGTATTTTAAAGGTTGGTGGTAAGGATGTAAATTCAATTAGTGTTGCCACTACTAATATTTCTAATGCAGAAATATATGGTTCAAATACCAGTGGAAATTTTGTTGTAGTTTCTTCTACAGTTCATCCATTTAAGAAAAATGACACAATTACTATATCAGGATTATCTACAAGTGGATTAAATTTAAATGGTGCGTATACTATTGGTATAACAACAAATACCTTGTCTTTGGTAGGACTTGGTACAACATCTGTTGGTATTGGATCTGATGGCGTAACAGGTATAGTTACATTCATTAATGTTGGTGGTGATTTAAGAAATACAATTCCAAATGATATTTTGTCTATAGGAACAGAAAATATTAAGATATTAAGTGTAGATAGAGAGCAATCTAGACTTAGAATTTTACGTTCTTTTAACAATGTAAGCACCGCACACGCAGAAGGGACATTACTAACAGAACTTCCAAGAGAATTTACTATAAAAACTAACGAAAATCTAAACAAAGTATTAAAAAGAAATAAAGAAATTTATTTTAATCCTTCAGATTCTGTAGCTCTTGGATCCACATCTGGTGTTGGTATAGGAACTACTATTACCTTCTCAAATCCAGGTGCAGGAGTAACACAAATATTTGTTCCTACAAAGTCAATTTATATTAAAAATCATAATTTACAAACTGGAGATTTACTAACATATTCAACAAATACTGGAACTGGATTAAAAGTAGATACTGGTACTGCTACTTTTGATTTGAGTAATCAAGATCAATTATTTGTTGGAAGAATAAGTAATGATTTGATAGGAATATCTACAGTACGTGTGGGACTGGGAACTACTGCAACATTCGTTGGCATAGCTAGCACACAAAGAAATCAATCAACTTTATTATTTGCTGGATTAGGAACTGGTACATATCATAGTTTTAAAACTAATTACGAAGCAATAACTGGAAAAGTATCAAGAAATCTTGTTACAGTATCTACAGCAAATACACATGGATTATCAACAGATGATATTATTGATATCGATGTTAATCCTTCAATTGGATCAACTTATATAATCAAATATAATGATTTAAATAGAAGATTTGTTGTAAATCCAAGAGATTTTGCTGATGCTGATGTTGACATTGATGCAAATTCTATTGAAATATTAAATCATGGTTTTATTACTGGACAAAAAGTTATTCACACTGCCGCATCTCCTGCTGGAGGACTTATTGAGGGTGGGATGTATTATGTTGTTAGAGTTGGTGATAATAATATTAAATTAGCAACAACAAATTATAATGCTACATTAGAAAATCCTATTGTTGTTGATATTACATCAACGGCTACAGGAACGATTGAACCAATTAATCCACCTTTAAAATTATATAAAGACTCTACGGCAACTTTTAATTTATCCGATCAGTCGCTTTCATTTGTTAAACAGTCTACTAGATATTCTGCATTTACTTTGAATTTTTATACTGATGAGAATTTTACTGATGAATGGAATAAAAATGTCAATGTAAAAGACTTTGCTGTTAATAAAATTGGTGAAGTTGGTATTACAGCTGATGCTGCAGTAACATTAAAGGTAGATGATAATACTCCAAAAAAATTATTCTATAAATTAATTCCAATTTATGAAAGTAGTCCTCCTTTAGAAAAAACTCAAATTATTTGCGATTATGATGTAATTTCAAGTGCTATGCTTGAAATTAGTGACAGTAAATATAATGGACAATTTGCAGTTTCTGTTGGAACAACTAGTACCTTTACATATACCATAGCAGATGTTCCTGAAAGACCATCATATGGATCCCAATCTGTATTGTCATATAAAACATCATCTCCAACAGCTTTTGGTCCTATAACTGATTTACTAATTAAAAATTCTGGTTCAAATTATTACAGATTCCCAACCATTTCCTCAATTAGAAGTGTTAACGGATTTAATGCAATATTGAGTATTGGAAGCACAAATATTGGACAAATTAGAAAGAGTGTCATAAAAGATATTGGATTTGATTTCCCTTCTGACAAAACATTAAAACCAAGTGTTGGATTACCTCAGATTATTCAAATAGATGCTTTTTCGTCTATTGGTTCTATTGGTATTACTTCTGTTGGTAGAGGTTATACTCTAGCACCTTTGCCAGTTATAATTGATGGAAAAACAAATAAGGAAGTAAAAGAAGTTGAATTAACTTATAATCTTGGTGATACCAATGTAACTATCATCAAAAACACATTTGGAATGAATAATGTTCCTCCAATTGTGATTCCTACTAGAAATAGTAATGGTGTTGCTATTAGTACTGTTGGATTTAATACAATTACTAAAGATGTAACACTTGGATTGGGAACAGTTTATAGTGATGCTGCAGATTTCCCATTTGTTGTTGGTGATAAAATATTACTTGAAAATGTAAGTGTGGGTATAGGTTCGACTGGTATTGGATACAACTCTTCTGCTTATGATTACAAATTATTCAGTATAAAATCTATTACACCAACTATTGGTGGATTTGGTACTGTTTCATATAATATGAGTGAACAACTTCCTGATATAGTAACTCCTGGTAAATTTGATCCAACTAATTCAGATGCTCAAGCTATAGCGAAAAAAACATTCCCGTTATATAATGTAACTTTTGAAAGTAAAAATTTCTTCGCTGGTGAAGAAGTTGAATCTGAAACTTTAACTGGTACGTCTTCAGGTGTTGTTGAGAGTTGGGATCAAAGAACTGGTGTTTTAAGAGTTTCTTCAAGTGATTCTTTTGTTGTTGGAATATCAATTCAAGGACAATCCTCTAAGACGAGTGGAACACCTATAAGTGTTACTACATATGATTCTAACTTTGAATATGATGCACTTTCTAGAGTTGAAAAGGGATGGCAAACTAATTCTGGATTTATAAATGATAATCAACAAAGAGTTCAGGATAGTTACTACTATCAGAACTTCTCATATTCTTTAAGATCAAAAATTGATTTTGATACATGGAATGACCTTGTATCAAGTTTAAATCATACATTAGGATTTAAAAAATTCTCTGATTACCAATTAGAATCATCCATAGGTCTTGATAATAAAGAATTAGTAGTTGGAATTAACTCAGGTTCATATGAAATTATTTCAGATTTAAAAAATATAGTTGATTTGAATTGTAGATATGGATATGCAGCAGTTAAAGAAAATTCTTTAATTATTGATGGTCAGTTAGCATCTAATGAAGTTATATTTGATAGAGGAGAACTTACAGATTACTTTGAATCATTTGGTAATAGAGTTCTTTCTATTGATGATTTACAACCACAGTTTAATAGTGTACCAAGATCAACTAAATTTAGTGTTATCACTACTTTCCCAATAGCATCTTCGAGAACATTAAAATTCTTTACCTATGTGAAAGATAGAAGATTTGTTGGTGAGAGACAAATGATGGTTGTTGATATCGTTCATGACACTACATTTGCTTACATCAACCAATATGGTAGATTGGAAACTGTCTATGATATGGGAACATTTGATTTTGTCATATCTGGTTCTGAAGGACAATTATTATTCTATCCAACAAAAACTGAAGTTAATAATTTTGATGTTGCAGCTCTAACTTATAGATTAGATGATAATTTAAGAGGAGTTTCTAATAAGAGTCTTGGGGGTTCAGTATTAGTAAATACTAGTAGTCATAAGGTTGCTATAGGAGTTACTGAGACTGTTGTAGGATTTGCTAGTACATATAGATCAGCTAAGGTATTGGTAGGTGTTACAAAGGATGCTGGTGGAGATGGAACAACTATAATAGGAAATGAATTTGAGTTTGATGAACTTAATGTAATTCATGATGGTACGGATGTAACCATCGTAGAGTACCCACAAGTTTCTACAGATCAGGATCCATTTGAAACTCCAGGATTAGGAACTTATAGAGGATATATTGATGGTGGTCAAGTAAAAATTGACTTTGCACCTGCTGTTGGAATTGGAACAACATCCATCATTAATACTGTTCAAGTTTTAATGGGTGATGATAATTCTTCTGGAGTTGGAACCGAAGATTTAAGACATGCTAGATTGCAAGGTCAAACAACTAATATTTCATCATCTGGAACCCCTACAGAAAATGTAATTGCTAGATTTGAATCACAAACAAATCCAGTGTCTGATGAATTTGATGCTGCATATTTTATAGTTCAAGTTACAGACAAAACCAATAACCAATATCAGTTCTCTGAGGTTATGATTGTTGATAGTTATAATGAAACAATAGGAACTGGAGATGTTTTTGATGTAGAATATGGTATTGTTCGTACTAACTCTGGGTTAGGAACTATTGGATCAAGACTTGATATAAACAATGGAGGTATTACTTATACTGAACTTGTATTCACACCAAATCCAAATATTGCTGCTCATGTTAATGTATACATGAATGCTATTAAATTTGATAATGGAGTAAAAGATGAAATAGATTTAACTACTGCGGTAATTCAATCTGAATATGGAACATACAAAGGAACTCACAGTGATGTTAAGAGGGCATTTGAAATAACTCATGATAATAATCCAATATTTGAGAAAGAATTTCTTGGTAATGATGTTGGTATTGTGTCTATTACTAGCAATACAGTTAAGATACCAAATCACTTCTTTGTTAGTGGCGAAAAAATAAATTATAGACATGCTGGTGCTGGTTCAACACAAGCAATAGGAATCACTTCTGCTAGTTTTGTTGGTATAGGAACTACTGATCAATTACCTGGTGATTTGTATGTTGTTAAAATTGATGATAATTATATCAAGTTGGCATCAAGTGCAGAAAATGCATTAAAACCTTCACCACAGGTTTTAGATATAACACATGTTGGTATTGGTACATCTCATAGATTTGTAGCTACAAACTCAAATTCTAAGGTACTTGTTGCAATCGACAATGCAATTCAATCACCTGTTGTTGCATCTGCAGTTACATCAACAATAGCATTTCCTATTAATTTTGCTGAAGACTTATTACCGTTTACGGGAATTACTTCATTCTTTAGTGGAGATCTGATTAAAGTTGGTAATGAGATAATGAAGATTGAAGGTGTTGGTATAGGAAGCACCAATTATGTTAGAGTTAAGAGACCTTGGTTAGGGACTCAGAGTGTTGGTTATGATACAGGTGCTTTAATCACTAAGGTAAGTGGTGATTACAATATTGTTGGCAATACAATGAACTTTGTAACTGCACCTCATGGCAATCTTCCAATGAGTTCTACTACCAATCCTCCTGATAGTAGGGATTGGGTAGGAGTATCTACAAGTTCAACATTCCAAGGTAGATCTTTTATCAGATCTGGAGAACTTGGCGGTATAAATGAAACATATTATAAAAATTATATCTTTGATGATATTTCTTCTGAATTCAATTCAGTAAGGAAAGACTTTACCATTAAGTCTAATGGTTCTAATGTAACAGGATTAAAAGATGAAAATGCGATTATTTTAATCAATGATATATTCCAAGATCCTGGTGTAACAAATAACTATGTTTTAGATGAACCAGGAAGTGTAGGTGTTACCACATTATCATTTGTTGGAACAGCTCGTACTATTACAAATGATGTTGGTATTTCTTCATTCCCTAAAGGTGGTTTAATAGTTTCTGTTGCTTCTACAGAGGGACTTGGATATCAACCATTAGTTGCTGCTGGTGGAACTGCAGTTGTATCTGCTGCTGGTACAATAAGTTCTATTTCTATAGGAAATACTGGATCTGGTTATAGATCAGGTATTCAAACAGTTTCTGTTGGTATTGAAACATTTAGTGGTGCAAAACTTGTTAAGATTGGAACTGCTACTGTATCTGGTGGACATGTAACTTCCATAGGAATTACTTCGGATCATGTTTTCTATGCACCTAAGAATGTATCTAATGTACTGTATGATAACACAACAGGTATAACAACAATCACCACAACTGCTAATCATGGGTTGTTAAGAGGGGATGAAGTAAAATTATCTGGTATTGCATTTACCTGCAATTATACAGGAGCAACTGCTGTTAATGTTTCTAATGCTGATTACAATAATGTAGTTGGTGTTATGACAGTTACTACTGCAACACCTCACGGATTATCAACAACTGGAAAGAGAAGTGATGTAATCTTAACTGGTTTAGCATTTACTTGTGGTTTAGATAATGGTGGATCTACTCATGTTTATCCAAGAACAACTGATCCTGCATATTGTGGTTCTAAAGTTCTTTCAATTAATAGCACCACTCAGTTTGTAATTAATGTTGGAGTTTCTACAGTTCCCACATTCTATTCATCTGGAGGAACTGCTCAGGCTGCTATAATAGCACCAAGAGCAAATAACAATTCTGCAAGTAAAAGTGATCCTGCATTGAGTGGAACTAACGTTCTTAATGTATTAACTGCTAAGAAATTTGAAGTCAATACAGGAATTTCTACTAGAGAACATTTCTATGCTAGATGTGGTAAGGTTAAAAAACCATTAGAAGTTGTTATTGATGAACCACTTTCATATAGTGATATTCCTTTAGTTTATTCTTCATCTTCTGTTGCTGGTGTAGGAACAAGTGCAACTGCTGATATTATTGTTGGTCAAGGATCAAGTGTTATTGGATTTAACATTAAGAGTGAAGGATATGGTTATGGTGTAAATGAAAAACTTACTATCCCTATTGGAGGTCCACTGGGAATTCCAACAACTTCTTCTTATAAAGAATTTGAACTAACAATACAAGAAGAAGTTACTGATAAATTTACAGGTTGGTCAATTGGACAATTACAATCTTTAGATAGATTAGATTCTTTACTTGATGGTGAAAAACGAGCATTTACTATGACACTTGATGGCGAACCTCTTGCTATAAAAGCACAAGAGGGATCACCAATTAATGTTCAAGATACGTTATTAGTATTTGTTAATGACATTCTACAAATTCCTGGTCAAGGTTACATATTTGAAGGTGGTAGTATTATCACATTTACAGAAGCACCTAAAGTAGGTGATACTTGTAAAATTGTATTCTACAAAGGAAGTGGTGCTGTTGATGTTATCTTTAGAAATGTTATTGATACTGTAAAACCAGGTGATACTGTAGAAATTGGATATGATCCCCAATTAGGACAAAAATTCTATCAAGATGAAAATAAGAGAGTTGTAACTAAGATTAACTCTATTGATAATGCAGGAACTAATATCTACTACGGTCCTGGCAACACTGATGATGAAAGTTTATTAAGACCTGTAGACTGGTGTAAACAAACAGAAGATCAAATTATTAACCAAAAGAGAGTATCTAAAGCTAGAGAACTCTATGAACCAGTAATTGAACCTGCTGCTTATGCAATTAAATCTGTTGGTCTTGGTTCTACATCAATACATGTTGATACAATTAGACCATTCTTTAATCCTGCTAATGAAACTGATGGTAGTAGAACTTTCCAAGATAAGATTACTATTACTTCACAAAATTCTAAGGTAGGTGCTATTGCAACTGCATCTGTTAATTCATCAGGAATAGTTGATGGTATTACTATTACTAATGCTGGTGTTGGTTATACAGGTATCCCACAAGTTACTATTCAAAATTCAACTGGAACACAAGCAACAGCGATTGCTTTGGTATCATCAGGAATTGTAACTAGCATTAATATCACAAATTCTGGAACAGAATATTCGTCAACAACACCACCTGTTGTCCTAATTGAACCACCAACACTTATTACTGAAACAAATAATGTAAGTTCTTATCATGGAGATAGTGGTGTTATTGTTGGATTTGGTACAACAACTGTTGGATCACAAAATAAAATTATTGTTGACTTACATATACCATACAATTCTTATCTAAGAGATACTTCAGTTACTGGAACTGCTACTACTTTAAGCACTATATCAAATGGAGATTTCTTTACTTTATTTGAAACTAATGTAGGTATTGGTCAAACAGTAACATCTTTTGATAGTAGTAATAATGTAATTGGTATAACCACTACACTTACAGATTCAATTTTCCAAGCAAATACTGTAACCAATGAAACAGTAAATATAGTTGGTGTGGGAACTACAGTTGTTAGAAGAGTATTCGCAACAATTACAGGTATTTCTACCATTAATTTTGATTCTTCATCTGGATCTGGAGGAAATACTTTTGACTCTACTCAATTTACTTTTGATAATACAGCAGAGACAATTAATTATTCTGGTATAATTACATCAGGACCATTCTTTGGAAATTATTCTTGGGGTAGAATTGATTTACACTCAAGATCTGAAGACAATACTTTTGATGCGTTTGGTCGTAATGGATTTGTAGGTATTAAAACATCTGCACTTATTCAAAGAACAAATGCGTTGAAATTCCAAGATTATACTTAATTAAATTTCATAAATAACTTAAAAATAGAGAAATAATGGCTAAGCAAGGCATTACTACTGGAACATCACCGAACGACGGTACTGGCGATACCTTGTTAGCTGGTGCTGTTAAAATTAATAGCAATTTTGACGAACTTTATACTTATCTGGGTAATGGAAGCAATTTAAATTATATTGGAGGTAGATGGACAAATACTAGTGTTGGAATTAGTACTTTATCTAATGTTGGAATAGGGACTACAAATCCAACATCAGCTTTGACGGTAACTGGTGATACTAAGATTGTTGGAGTTCTAACTGCCAATACATTTATTGGTAATGTAACTGGTAATCTGACTGGTAACGTTACAGGTACAGCTTCTACTGCATCTGTGGCACAGGGATTGACAGGAACACCAACTATTTCAGTTACTGATGTAAATGCTTCAGGTAAAGTTTCTGCTGGTGGTTCAGTAACTGCTGCTACATTCTATGGTAATGGTGCAAACTTAACTGGAATTGGTGGACAAGGATATTTTACAAAAAATGTAACAGGTATAAACACATCATCTAATGTTGGTATTGGAACAACAACAGCTGACCATACCTTAACAGTTGCTGGTGTTACTAGCACAACTAATTTATCTGTAACTGGTCTATCAACATTTGCAGGAAAAGTAGAAGGTTCAGCAACAAATAACGTACTACCTTTCTTATATTCTAATTACGCTGATCTACCATCTGCCACCACATATCATGGTGCGTTTGCTCACGTTCATGCTACACAAAAAGCATATTATGCTCATGGTGGTAATTGGTCAGAGTTAGTTAATAGAGAGCAAACTGGTGTTGTAGGAACAGGAACCGATCAGTATAATATTGGTATTACTTCAGTAACAGCTTTAACTGCTACAACAGTATCTGCCTCATCAACCATAACTGCTACTAATTTTGTAGGTGATGGATCAGGACTTACAGGTGTAACTGCATCAGGTACTGGAATTATTATAAAGAATAATGGAAGTGCAGTTGGTACTGCAGGAACAATTGATTTTGGTACTGCTTTATCTGTTAGTGCTATTTCTGGTGCTGCTGTTACTGTAACTGCATCGACTCCTAATAACTTAACTCCTGCAACATTAGTTGTTGCTGGTGTAACAACTGCAACAGGTAATGTAAGTATAGGTTCTTCTTTATTATTGGGTCAGAGTAAAAAAGCATTGTTCACTGGCGGTTCTGGAAAA